GGAGAGAAACTTAGTAACTGAAGGCACTGTAGATGATAAGATTGTACAAAGTCTGAGAAATAAGATTAACATAGCGACACAAGTCATGGGAGAGGAGTTAAAGCAATGGCTGATTTAAGCGTATTATCTTTAGGAGCGGGAGTGCAATCAAGCACGTTAGCTTTTATGTATGAGTATGGTGAGATAGGGCCAATGCCTGACTTTGCTGTGTTTGCCGATACACAAGCAGAACCAAAAGAAGTTTATGAATGGTTTGATTGGATGAAGGGTAAAATAAAAAATTATCCCATTCATGTGATTAGCGCTGGTAATATTGAAACAGATTCTATTGAAGCAGCTGAGGGTTTACATACTTCAAGAACCCCACCTTTCTTTACAAAAGACCCGAAGAAAAACAGCATGGGTATACTTACCAGGCAGTGTACAGGTCATTATAAAATAGAGCCTATTCATAAGTTTATTAGAGAACAAATGGGTTACAAAAAAGGACAACGTGTTAAAAAAGGCACAGTTGTTGACATGATCATGGGTATATCTCGTGATGAGATGTATCGTGTTAAGGAGGCTAGAAAGCCTTGGATTAAAAATATTTATCCTCTGGTAGATAGAAATATTACTAGAGCCATGTGTAAGAAATGGTTTGATGATCACGCTATGCCTAAACCACCAAGGTCAGCTTGCACCTTTTGTCCTTACAAGACATGGAAAGAATGGAAACATTTAAAAGATACAGCACCTGATGAGTTTCAACACGTTATTGAGTTTGAAAAGAAAATTAATGGTGGCTTTAAAGGTATGCGTGAAGGTTACACTGTATTTGTTACTAAAGAGGGAAAGCCTTTAAGTGAAATAGATATAGATAAAAAAGCAGAAGACAAACAGATTAACATGTTTGATGAGCTTGGTGGCGTTGCTATTAACGATTGTGAAGGGATGTGTGGAGTATGAGAATAATGTATCAAAACGGTGAGGTTTTCTTAAGCCTTACAAAAGACGAAGTTGATCACATATATGAGAACAAGGGTAAGCCTGTTGCTTTGGGAATTAGAACTTTAAAAGTTTTACACGAGGATGTGTCAAAGGCCGTGTTACATCATTGGTCAAACGTTGAAGTATGGGATGCTATCGAAGAACACCTAGAATCTCACAAAAGTAAATAATATTAATAATTAGGCCCAGAGTTAGCTACAATTTCAGCTAATGATTCACAGCGTTTTGGTGTCTGTGAATGCCATCTAGAATCTTTCATTTCTTCCGCTGCTGTTTTCCAATCCTTAACTCGCATTGCTTTCCACATTTTTTTAAATTTTCTAACACCGTTTGTTCCTAATTGAAACACCATCTCAAGAATTACTTCAGATACATGTTGTGGTAAATCGTGTCCAATGCACTCGTCTATAAGATGGTCAGCCCCCGCAGCTGCTTTATTTAAATCTAATTCAAATAATTCATTTACTTCATCCATGGAGATCTCTACGCCTTCCGCATATCTTTCTCGTTCGTGGGGCTGAATAAGGTGGCCTATACCGATCGTGGCCTTTCCTAAACTATCGAGGTACATAGTTGTGCGCAGGCCTTCATGGTCCTGCACTCTTGCCTTCAAGGCATCTGTAAGTTTAATCATGTTTTATTTTAACCGTAGAGATCAGGTTGATCAATGGGTAAATTCATAAAATCATACATCATGTCCATTGTTCTAAGTCTATCACCCATTGGTAAGTCAGGTTTAGTTTTAAGAACGGGCACAAAATTGTTAGGTAAGACATCTATAACTCCAGAGCTCAAAGGCTCTTCAGTGACACTTCCTGTGACGCTGCCTCCTGTGGTTACAACAGGTGGGTCAGGGAAAAATATATTCTTTGCCGTGTTTATCCCGCTCATTAACATATTAGCTCCTGGAATAAAGGAGAGAGGGTTAACATTCTCCATTAAACTACCCAGTCCTCTCATGAAATCCCCACCTAATTGACTTAAAGTTGGAGGCATTGCTGTCATTGTCGGTTTCTGCATAGATAATATGGTTCTACCCAAATCATCTTTAACTCCTTTATTTACTAAATTTAATCTAGTAATACCTGAATCGTCTGTTGATTCCTTACCTCCAGCGTTCAACCCCATTTGATAATCAAAAGAGTCTTTCATAAATTTTTCTACATTAGCGGGTCTTTGATATTTTTCTGCAACGGGTGCAGCTAATTTATTTGCTATTGCTCTAGCCGTACCCTCTCTAAGATTTGGATTAGAAGCCATTACGCTTGTCTCTTTAAAGATGCCTGTAATAATTCATCTTGTGGAAATAAAATCTCAGCTCTTTGTGCTGACAAAGGTCTATCAATAACTTCATTAATATCGGGTAGAACTGGTCTGGCTACCTCAGTTTGATCAGGTATTTTAACTTGTGTTTCTGGTGACTGCGCTTTTTGTGATGTTGCAGAAACAACTGTGTTAGCTACCTCAGGTATTTGATTTTTATTTTTGTTCACTATTTCACCTACAAACTTAGCATTGTTCATGTTAACTTTATTATTAAAGAACGTTGATCCAAGATCAAACATTCTATTATTAGCCGCTCTGGACTGTATTTCATTGAAATCATTTTCCATGTCAGTAAACAATTCTTTATCTTGATCAAATAAATTTTTAAGTAACCTTGCTACGTTTTCAACTTCTTTAGGATTTTTTAAAAACCTACCATCTGCTGCAGCCTTTAAAGCTTCAGCAAATGGCCTGACAACAAAAGGATTAGCAAATAGTCTTGATGAATATCGAGCAGCTAACAAACCTATTAATGTTGGCAACACACCAGCAGTCACAGCACCACCTGTTGCAACTAAACCACCGCCTGTTATGGACCTTAAAATAGATTTTGTACCACCAATCTGAGCTCTTCTTGCTAAGAAGGTAGACATATTAAAGTTTTTGTTATTAAAAAATAAAGCAGTGGCATTTGAAAAATCTCTTAAAGTATCTACGTCTAAAGCTTTGCCACCGTCACCTATTAAGTTTGCTTTTTTCAAAGCATGATTAAGTCCTTGTAATGTAGAGTTGTCTAGACTAGATATTTGATCTAATCCTAAATTCTTTTTAAATATTTCTGTGCTGAAACGAAGTGTGCCCATATCCTCCAAAGCAGCTCTTGGTCCAAATCTTTCCGCTCCTTCAGATACGAACGCATCTCTAAAAGATTTACCTATTTTAAATGCAACGGCATCTTTGAATAATTGTTCACCATTATCAACTTTACTAAATATCTTTCTTATTGTTTCTACACCCTCAACTGAGTTAAACTTAAAAGCTTTTTCAAATATATCATTAGTGAAGTCACCACCTAATCTTATTTGATCTTCAATGTAAAAATCTCCCACACCTTTAAAATTACGGTTTATCGTGCCGCCGAACAATGTAACTGTTTGAGCATAATTAGTATCAGCTTCCTTTAATGTTTTCATAAAAGCATCTCTAAGGTTGTTGAACTCTGTGGGGTTCATACCAGCAGGCATAATTGGTTTACCCCCTGCTGTGTCTAATACTCTACCTAGGGCTAAAAAATCATCAACACCTTCCTTGTATGTTCTCTTAGTGCCTGCCTCAGTCATGTTACCTATGGCACCAGCTATTGATGACCGCAAGGCCTTAAATCTGTTATAATCTACAAATCCGTTTGCAGGAACGTTAGCTGGATTCTTGGGATCAAGTATTTCATTTAAAATTCTAAAAGCTTGCGCACTTGATTTATCAGGTGCAAGATCTTCATATGCTTGAACCTTTTTAAGAAGAGGTCTAGCAACATTTATTAATTCACGAATATCAAAAGCTTTACCCATTTGCTGACCTATGTCTGCGACTTGATTATATTGTCTAACCACTTCTTTTATTGCTGCATCATTGGCATCTAAAAAAGCTTTTCTAACATTGACACCCATCTCAGCCAAAATCGTGGCTGGTCCACCTTGAGCCGCAATGGTTAAATCCTTAAACCCAGGTATTAATCTCTCACCTTCTTTTGCAAATTTTTCCGCATTTTTCTTATAAGCTTTTTGGAAAGCAGGACCAAAGAAAGGTATTCTACCAAAGGTGTTGGGAAAAGAGTTAATAATTGGAATACTTGAAACTTCAGATCTACCTGGATCCACTCCTATGTCTTTTAATCTCTGATACACTTTAGGATCTACACCAACTAATTTATTAAAACCTGCTTTAAATAAACCAAGAACAGGTCTAGCAGCCACGAGAGCACCACCAAAAGCTAAGTCAAACTGAGCCTCTCTTTTTAAATATTCTTTCAACTCCTCTTGAGTTGGTCGGTTAATGCCTTGTTCAAAACCTATCATGTCACCAAACTCATCAAAGGTGGGGCTATATAAAACACCTTTTTTATTAAGATCGGTAACTAAATTTTCATAGTTTACTAAACTAGATATTAAACCCGCGGTGCCTCCAAAAATACTACCAATCGCTGCGCCAGGTAAACCAAAAAATCTACCAAACTTTGCTCCAATTCTGGCTCCTGCAATAGCACCACCTACACTGGCAGCTATATCACTTGAAAGCTTAAAAGCAGGCAAGGGGTTAGGTCTATTCGTAAAATATTTATATCTATCATCTATGTTTTTTACTCTTGCAGACTCAGGGTGTAACATGTCTTCTGTGTAACCAAAACGGTTCATGTAAGTTTGTATGTCCTGCATAATCAAATCTTCAGGCACACCTTTTTCCATGCCCACGGTTGCCACCTGGTTAATTATGGCTTTCATTTTATCAAGAGGTATCTTCGCAGTTTCAAATCGACCAGCATCAGTTGAATATTTTTCTGCAGCTTGAGTGAAATCAACACCAAGTATGCTTACTTTTGGTAACTCTGCATCTTTTGCTAAATCAGGTTCTGTGCCAGCTTCAACTAAGTCACCTTCTGCCATGGCACGAACGTCTGCTAAAGGTATGCCGGGACTTATTTCAGGCATGTTTGTTTTTTGTTGACCTTTCATTACGGCCTCTAAAACATCAGCTAATGTCATATAGGTTTTCATTATTGTGTCAGAGCCTCCGCATTCACTTCATTTAAAAACTCAGTTAAATTATAATAATTATCTTTTGCTGCATTATTTTGACCAGTATTTATAGACTGGTTTGCACCTGTGTTTTGAGCATTAAAATTAACATTTAAATTATTCTGATTACTACCAGCGTATGTAATAGCATCATTTCCTTTAAACTGAGTTATTGACTTTTTACCATCAAAGTATTGATATCTTGGAGCGTAGGCATCAGTAAATGTATTATTAATAATGTTATTATAAGAGTCTTCTAACAATTTTTGATAAGCCTCTACACGGCCTCTAACCTGTTTAGGACCAGATGTTAAGTCTGTAATAGAAAAGTTCTGCAATGATTTTTCAATAGTGTCTTTCAACAATCTTTGATCAGGTTGAATTGTTTGAGCAAAACCAAAAGCTAATAAAGTAGAATAAGTTTGAACTTGTGAAATCTTATTTGATATTTTTAAATTTTTACCAAACACATTCATACTTATTGCTTGATTATCGAAACTGTCTATGGGTCTTATATCATATTGACCATCTTGTACGTTGTAACCTATCTGACTAGCATTCAATGCTCTTACAATAGTATTTATTTTTTCATTTGCTTCTCTTATTATTTCATCACCCTCTAACCTCAATGTGTCACCAGATTTTAACATTAAATCAGTTGTTGCGCCTTCTATTATGACTTCTTGATTTTCAAAAGTTCCTGGTTCTGCTAAAGCTAGTTCTCTAAGAGTGTAAACTTTACCGCCGACATTTATTGGAGCGTTTATTAACTCCTCACTTTTTACCACTAAAGCGTTTCTGTAATTATAACCAGATGCTTCGAGTAATAAGTTTTGCACCATTATATCTTTTTGAGATTGATCATACCTATCATCACTTTGAATTTGTTGTATCTGTCCCTTTAATTGTTCTACCCCTGCAACGGAAAAATCATCACCTAGCCGTGCTTGAAGATCTTTATCATTTAAAAAACCATCAACTATGTCGGCAGCTTTAAATGCAAAGTTTTGAACTAGGTAAGGAGCACCCACTAAAGAAAAACTAGACTCTTCATCATTTAATATGTTTTGTGTGAAAGATTGAGCAACAGACATGTTTTTTAATATCTCTTGTAAAAGTTGATGAGGTCCACCAGCTTTGTAATATCCATCAGGATCTCTAAGACCAGGTAAAAATTCACCAGGCTCATCTGTTTTTAACATTTCAAATCTAGGTAAATCCACGGTTCTAGTTTTACCGCCCTCTGTTTGAACAATAAAAGGCTGTAGTTCTAAATAAGGAGCTGCTTGTGCAAGCGAGTTGACAGGAATAGGTAATCTATCCGTGTAACCAAGCTTTTCTCCATTAGGTCCTATTCTTAATTCATGAACAAATCTAGTTTCATCAAAAGGTTCATTTAGATCAAGAACCTTATCTGCTTGAGCCTGGGCGGCCTCTATTAAATCTTTTTCTTTTTCCAAAGCCAGAGCGACTGCTGATGCACCTATTTCTTGTTTTCGAGCTCTTTCTGCAGCGGATAATTTTATAGCACTGTCTAAAACAGGTTGACTGGCTTGACCTAATACATCTAAGAAACCGGTAAAACCTCTTTCATTTGTTTTACCAGATATTAAATTTGAAGCTAACTGTAAGAGAAGTAAAGCAGGTGTTGTAGGATCATCGACCTCAGTCTGCTCTGATAAAATCTTTTTTAATTTATCTACTTCATCTTCAAAGTTAAAAGCCTCTTTTTGATCTTCAGCACTTTGCAATTCACCCATTAACTCTTTTTCATACTCACTTATATTTTCATCACTACCTGGTTCAGTGCCGGTTGAACCTCCCTCTAAATTAGTTTTTTCTTGCTCACCTAGGTCGTCGCCTTGTGCTTCTTTTTTTCTTGCATCAATGATCTCCTGCATAACATTAAGATCACCAGGACTTGTTTCTTTAAAAGTTTCCCCTTGAAGAAGCTTAATTAAATTGTTTTCTCCTGCCTGATAACCAGAACCAGGTTTTTTTAAAAAGTCATCTTTTGTTTCAAACTTAGGATCAGGAGGACCGACTGCCTCTATAATTCTATCATTTAAAGCAGAAATTTCTGTTTGAGATACACCATACATAGCTAGCTTAGAACTAAAACCAGGCTCTTGTGCCTTTTCGACTATGAAAGCTTTTCTTTCTTCACTGCCTCTTGGATATTTCTGGTCAAAAGCCGCCACCATATCTTGAAATTTATTACCAAATAAACTTGGCTTTACAGGAAGACCATACGGGTTAGTTTCTGTTTCAAATCTACCTGCAGGACTTAACAAACCAGATTCTTTGACCTCTGATCTTGAAGCTCCTAAACCAATTAACCCTTCACCGAGACCTAATTTTGCAACATCTAAAAAAGGAGCTAGCAATTGATTATATCCCTGTGAATAATATTCAGGAACAGTGCTAAACACTTGACCTATACCTTGTGAAAGATAAGGATAAGAACCTGCAGGATCTTTTACACCCTGAGTTCTCAGATCTTTAGCTTTATTAAAACCACCTAAAATATCGAAGCCTAGTAAAGCACCGCCCAGGCTAGTTCCTTCTCCCGCTCCGGCAGGTAAACCATATCGAGAAACTACTCTGCCCCGATTGAAGCCCTGAACAAACATTTTTCTGTTGTATATGTCATTCATTAGATACTAAATCCGCTTTGGTTTAATAAAGAGCTAATCCCCGCTAAACCAACACCGGCACCAAGTAATTGACTAAATGGTGAAGGAGAAGGCTGCGTTACGAAAGTTTGTTGAGATGAAGGCACTCCTCTTAAAATATCTGAAGCGAACTGTATTCTACCAAACGGTTCTCTTTGTGCCTCTAAAATATTTTGACGAGCCACATCACGTTGCATTTGTTCTTGTTGTTGTTGTAATGCACCAAGTCCTAATAACTGTTGTGTGTCTGCAAAACCTGCCTGCTGAGCTCTACTGCCTAGAGCACCGAGTTGTTCTCCTAATCCTGCTTGTGCGATGCCACCGGCCAAAGTTTGTTGACCTAATTGACCCAAAGTAGCTGCGGTTCTAAGTTGCTGTTGTTGAGCCTGCAAAAAGTTTCTTTGTAAGTCTTCAGCTATTCGTCTTGACTTAATATCTTGTAAGTTTCTAGCTAACTCAGCTCTCTGCACGCCCTCACGACCACCACCAAAAGCACCTGCTCCGACTGCTTGAGCAGCAGCAGTGTTTTGTGCTATTTGAGCTTGTCTGTCAATCTCAGCTAAAGCTTGTTGAGTAACTTGTTGTTGATAAGGATCCATGAACTGTTGCACGTTTGATGGTCCTGTAAATCCTACACCCTGTCCTATTGTTCCAATACCTGCACCCATAGTGCTTCCTGCAGCACTCAACTGAGACGTAGCTGTCCCTAAAAAAGGTTGAAAAGCCCCTATACCAGATGTTACACCTGCGTTTGCAGCTGTTTGAGCAGCCGTAAAAGCAGTGTTTTGCAAAGGTTGAAACTGAGCAACGCTGGCAGCAGGTATTGTTTGAGCTACATTAGCAACTCCGCCAGGTCCAAACACAGACTGTAAAAGCTGTTCTGTTCTATTTTCTATAAAAGGTGCTTGTCTAATAATTTGTTCTTGAGTTGCCATTATGCCATACCTACCATATTACCTAATATACCCTTCTTTTGAGCATCTTGTAATCCGTAAAAGAAAGACCCACCCATTTCTTTTGCCTGATCTAAACTTTTTGCACCCATACCGTAACCTATATCAGCCACTGTGTCAGCATTAACTACAAACTCTCCGTCAGCTAGTTTTGCAAATACAGTGTCTTTGTCCGGTGATCCACGGTCATCGGATATCGGACCGTCTCTTTCTAAAAATAAATCTCTTCTTGGACTATTTTCTTGAAAGCTTGCTATGTTACCTTCTTTCATCTCTTGAAAACCGCCCTCAGGGTTGAACCTTCGTTCCATTAACATACCCTCTGCTGCTCTACCTACAATACCTAATTTTTCAAGAACCTTAAATTTTTGATCTCTGTCATAAAGTTTAGGTGCATTAGGAGATGTTTGAATAAATCTACTTGGATCATTTAAAAACTTTTCAAGATCATCTGGACCTACCAAAAACTTTTTAGCTTGTTTACCTTCTTTTGCTCTCATGATACCACCGTTTGCACTCATGTCATATGAGAACTGACCATCTGCAGTTAAAACAGGATTTACTAATCTAGCTATGCCTCCAGGCAATGAACCTTGAGAGCCTATTTCTGGTGGCTTAGGTAATTCATCTTTATCACCTTCATCAAAAAAACCCATTTGATCTAGCAATATACCTCCTCCTATTACTAACTCTGGGTTAGTTTTTGCAAATTCCAAAGCTTGACTTAAAATACCCTGATCACTACCTGCTTTGCCACCTAAAACATTTTCTCTTGCCATTTCTAATATTTTTAAATCACTCTCACCAGTGCCTAAACCTCTTAACCTATCAAATTCTGCTAATGTATCTCCACTAATTGTTTGACCGCCTGTCATGATTGTTTTACCGGTGCCTGTATCATACACAGGAGTATTAGCTCCAATCATTCTTGCACTTACTTCAGGCTCAACTGGTAAATACTTACCACCGAACCCTAACTTTGTCATACCTGGAGAAAAACTACGTTGACTAAATGATCTTAATATTCCTGTGTCACCAACAACACCTGGTATTGTTCCTCTTGAAAAAAACTGTCCGATTGGTCCTGAGCCACCAGATAAGAAACGTTGACCACCAGCACCAATGGACCCAGCTAATAATGCATTTTGAAAAGCTTCTTGACCAGGATCTCCTCTGACGATAGAGCCTAAACCGGAACCAAGAGCTGCTCCTGCAGGGCCTGCAACAGCGTATCCGATAGTGCCACCAATCGCTGGTAAAACGTCTTTAACACCTTCTATAAACTTTTTTAACATTTAAGATCATTCCTTTTTATTTGTTGCACCCATGCCCAACCTAGGTGCAAAAATTGTTACGTCTCTTTGAATATCTTCCTCTTTAGTGTCTGTATTAGGATCAGCGATATCTGCTGAAACAGCGTCTTCTGACTCATAATTAACTCCGGTTTTCTTATGAGTAAGGACTGTTTCAGTTTTGCAACTGTATATAGGAACCTGTTGGCCATTGATGTCTTTGTACCCTACGATCTTTGGTTCCTCTACAATTGTGCTCATATTACCCTCTATTTGTACTATTGTTGTTGTTTAATTTCAAGCAGTGATACTGTGACCATAGCCTTGTTTGCTGCGTTTGCTGTCACTTTCAACGCATCTCCTGCCTCAAAAACCTTTACATCTTGTCTCGTGGTTGTGTCTGTAGCACTAACATCTAATTCATCTACTTCAAAGTCTGCAGAGCCATTATTATGAGTAATAGTAACTGTAATAGCATCTGAGGCATGATAATTATGAACTGATAAGCTTTTTACTACAAAAGTAGATACAGGCACCGGTGGTGATGCTGATACATCCGCTTGTGGCACGGTAAATACTGTGGTCAAAGCTGTGGATGTCAAATTAGATATAAATCTCTTAAATACGTCTGCCATTATCCAAAGAAAAACGCCCTTCTCGTTTGTTCATCTGCATTGTCTTGTTGATAAGAAAAGTTTAATTGTAATATTAATTGTTCCAATTGTCTTACTAATTCAGCAAAAGATCGTGGATCATAATTATCTGGAGGGTCAGGGAATCTAGTTTGTGCAATCTTAGCCATTATCTACCACCATCGGGGTAAGCATCTATAGTAAATGTGCCCATTTTAAAATTACCACCCGCTACATTGCTCTCTATTCTAAAGTTAGCTTGTCGACCTCTACCTCTAAAGTCTTTCTTGATATCTGTAGTTTGCACAGTGGTGGCTGTTTGACTTACCACATTACCATACGGGTAATTTTTAAAACTAAAGGTAACACTAACATTACCTGTTTGATCTCTAAAATCAGGTATAAATCTAGCGATACGCATCAACTGCTCCCCTCCTTCATCAAGGTTAAAATCACCAGACTGTATAAATGATTGCATAGCAGCGCCATCATTATCTGTTCCAAATTCATGTTTATAATATCGTGAAACACCATTAGATAATCCAATAACTGTTGGTGTAGCGTTAGCGGTGCTATCTTTTAAATATTCAGTTGCAAAAGGGTTTTGAAACACGCCACGATCAACCCATGTGGTTCTATTTAATGTGCCCACCGCCCAAGATTGCTCTAAATAATTATAGATAACACATTTATTTATTTGTGGGTCAGTTACATTATTTGGGTTAGTTACATAAAACCATATAATTTCTGCAAACTCTGTATTGACTCCTGCAAAAATTTGATCTGTTTGTGTAAGATCTATGTTTTCAAAAACAAAGTCATCGACTGTACATGGTAATTTTTTAACTGTACCATCGAATACAAAAAATGCATTCTGACCCATCCAATAAGATACATCTCTAACTACAACAGCAGCATGTTGACCGAGTAACCCGCAGTTCTTACCTAATTGATTAAGACCGAAAGTAAATGGTGGTCCTATAAATTGTAGTCCGTGAAGCGAAGTATCTGTCCAAACTAAGATTTGACCACGAGCTTTATCAGCTCCTACAATTGTAGATCCATCTTGTATACGTAGTGATCCTGCGGTGTTCGTGGCCCGTGGTTCGTAGGTATTAATGTCCTCTTGTGATGAAAAGCGTAAAAGCAAAGGATCTTGAGATGAGGCTGTACCTACTGTTTTTTCTGTACCAAATAAAATTAAGTGTCTATCTGGTGTTGACACTAAAGAAAACTTACTAGCTGTTGGAGCATTTGTAACTAGACTTGCTTTACCTGCTAGGCCGTCAGATGTTGGTGACCATTGAAAGGTAGATCCGTTTAGCGCAGTTGCAATCATTAGCTCACCAAAATTATCTATTGACCAATCTCTACCGTCTAGAATTGTGCTTGAGCTACTACTTGGTATGTTCCATGCATTCGCATTAGCTGAGTCTTCAAACAGTGTCACGACTGAGTCATCTGCATGAGCTGATCTTGTAGAGCTATCAACAGCCCTTGTAATACCAGTCAAATTTGTAGATGTTTTACCTGTATAAGAAATTATTTCATCGTCTACTATTATCTTACCTGCAGTTGAAAAATCTGTTGTGCTATCTAAAGTAATTGATGTTCCTGATCCTCCTGTCCCTGCAGTATCATCTAATAAAGCTCCATTGAGTAGATTAGTTACTGCTGTTGAAAATCCACCATAACCATTCGTGCCCCAACCATATCCAAATGTAGAAAAAGCCGGAGCTGAGTTTATGTCAAACTTAGCCGTAGCAGTTCCTGTAGTAACACTGCCTGTTGATTCGTTTGCATCTTGTTGAATTACAAATGAATTCGTGCCAGTCACTGACTTAACTTCAAAACTTCTATCAAAATTACTAGCGCTAAAACTCGTGCCCGACAAACTTGTAGTGCCAGAAAAAGTTACCACATCACCCACAAGAGCTCCGTGTCCGTTTACGTTGACAGTCACGTTTGCTGATCCATTTGTTGTGGTAAAAATACTACTTACTGCGCTATTGGTTTGTCTGATAGGTGTAATGTCATACAAAACATCGTTAGCAAAAATGTATAATTTTTTGTCTGTGCCTAGTGCAGCTAATCTAGTGCCGTCTAATGCTACCCAATGATGAGCATCTCGTGGGACACCGATAATTGTAGTTTGTGTATTTTTAGCCCAACCACCTATTTTCTCTGGCAGTCCATATCTAAACCTTATGTTATCACAATCTGTATAGCCGTTAGATACACCAAGACTACTTGTTTGTTTCTGAATCCCTGGTTGTAGTTTTAGTTTTGTTAACGCCATTAGCCATCTCGAATATTGTTCCTACATGGCCTTTAAAATGCATATTACCATGATGCACTAAGGGCGAGGCCACATCTGCCCATATTTTACCCTGTATATTAGACCATAATCTACTAAAATAATAGTCCTCACTTAAGTATCGTTCTTCTTTGTCCCAAGGTAATTTTCCCACACCAAAAAAATCATAACAGTTATCTGACCTCCAAGCACCTCCATTTACTATTTGATCAGATTTATATTTTCGCTCTGGATAAGCCTCTTTTAATTTTGTAAAAACATCTCTTTTTATTAACATCATACCCGTAGCTGCCTCCATGACCTCTGTATAACCACCCTGCAATCTAATGTTTGATACATCTTCAAAGTTTAAATTATAACCTAAGGCTTTATAAGAGACCTGCTCCTCTGTAATATTAGGATTTTCTTTTACTGCTTTTATAACTTGATTCCAATGTATGCATTTTCGTGGATAAATGCCACAGACTATGTCTTTGTCTGCTCTTATAAGTCTGTCTATGTTAGCAGGCCCAAATCCAACATCAGCATCAATAAATAACAAATGTGTTCCAACATAATCTTTATCATCTAAAAACATAGACACTATTGTGTTTCGAGCTCTTGTAATCAAAGACTCATTACCAATCGTTTGTACTTTCATACCTACACCTTGATCCGAGGTCCATTGTTGTAAAGCTAAGGTTCCGTGCATCGTGTTTTCACTAAGCATTCCACCATACATAGGCATACCTAAATAAAGTCTTATGTCATGGTTTTTTAAATCATCTGTTATCATTTTAATTTTTTCTTATCCATACCTTTCATTAGTGTTGACAGAGTTGTCATGTTTTGTTTGACCATCTCGTTTCTAAAACTTTCTATTGCTGATCCTGCTTGATTTGTTTGCCTTGAGTTTTCGATCATTAACATAGGCATAAGTGCCATGGCACAGCCATATTCATCAACTTCTTCACCTGTTTGAGGATGTTTACCACGTATCTGTATAAACCAGCCACATTCAAACTTGCGACATGGATTAAAATTATCGAGAGGACAATTATCTTTGACTTTGAGTTTCACGAATCCTTAGAACAAATAATTACATCAACATATTGCACGTCAAGATTAAATGTATCTGAAAAAGTATGTGTGTGCGCATCACCTGCTAAAGTTCCAACGCCATGACTGTGAGCTGTGCCCGAACCACCTAGAGGTATGTCTAAAAATTCATAACCAGCGCCTCCACCAGAAGAAGAACCTCTATTTAAAGGACCCTTGTCTTCTGTTTTTGCTCTTTGTGATGGTGTTAGTGTAATATTTGGTAGTTCGGCCTGTGTAATAGAGTGACCCGCAGTTGAACCAGAAATTGTAACACTTGTGCTACTTGTTGTTCCACTAACTGTTTGGTTGTTATTAAATGCTGCTGCAAAAGTATTAGATCCACCTGAACTTGCAGAGCCTGTTACAACTCTTAATGCTTTGTTATCGTGAGCTGTAGCTTTAGTCCAACCTGTGGGAGCTGATGATTGTTGAAATAACATTAAAGATCCTGCAGGTATGATGTCAATGCCTGTTAATTCTGCACCACTACCGATATAAGTAGTGCTAGTTGTACCTACTTTAGCACCTAAGACATCTACACATTTATCTGATTGATTGTAGACCATAGTGTGTGAGCCTTGAGTTATAGCTACACCATTTGATGTATGACCTGTAGGGGCCACTGTCAAAGTGAAAGAACCTGTTGTGTTATTAAATATTACATAATTACTTTCTTTAGCTGGGACTAACACTTTAATGTTACCAGTCAAAGCTCCTGTAAGTTCGATAACTTTATTAGAGGATTCTGCTGTCGCTGAGGCATCAGCAGTTGTTAATGTAACATCAGAAGATCCTGCTACGCTTTTAGATAAGTAACCATTTACAAATGCATCAATAACTTGAAGATTATTGTTTGTTTTATCACCCCAAGTACCTGCGTTTTCGCCTGATGCTTGTAGTTCTAATTTTAATCTATCTGAAAATGTTGATGCCATGATTAAGATCCATTATCTACTATTGTTCCACCGTTTGCAACCCACTCTAGGATTTCTTGATAGTGTCTGTTATCATCTACGGGTGGCACGTGTATAACTTTATCATCAGTAAAAGTAACTTTGTAGCTGCATAAACCAAATTTATCATATTCTTTTTCAACTGATTTTATCATAATTCTGCATCTCCTATTATAGCGGCATCAGTATCATTGTTAGCGTAAACAATAGCAGCGCTACCATCTGAATTACCTGCAGATTGTTCGGAAGAAAATGCTGTCGTACTCGTTCTAGTGGATGGACAAGTCCATGTCACTGCTGTTGTTCCCACTTCCATATTCCAAGTTCCATCAACAGACATTGACGGTGCTGTCCTCATTTTTACAGGATGATAGCCTTGTATCATAGTATTACTAGAACCTATTTGCATACCTTGTGCTCCTGGTCCGTAAGAGTTTTCTGATTCTCTTCTGTAATAGTATCTTTGACATTTTCTTATGTTATTCTCAAAACTCTCAAAAGGAAAACTAGGTATGGATGTAGAATCAAACTCACCGACTTCGAGTTGTACTCCTGTGATGTACCATTCATTAGATGTGCTATCTGCAAGATTGACTTGACCAACTGC